TGAGGAGATTGATGACTTGAGTTATCTATTCCAGAAAATCGACGAAAGTAATGAAACGTGGTTTGATCGTTTGGGTTTTGCCCGTGCCGTTGAGCAAGCCTTGAAGGAGAAGAATCATAGACATTGAGCAGATTAGAGTACGGATTATGTCGGAAGCCTACGACCTCGCAGACCGAGGCGATCACGAGGGGTACAACGCCATCAAGGTGATGTGCGGTGACGTATTAGAACTGATTGGCAAGCAATGGGTTGGGCTGACGGAGGAGGATTACAAAGAGCTAAGCAAGATCGCCTTTGTCGAAGTCATTGAGAAAATCGAACGGGTATTGAAGGAGAAGAACACATGAAAACCAAACAAGAAATTAAAGAAGAAATTATTGAGTTGTATGCCGCACAAAAAGCATACTCTGAAATTGTGGAATTTGCTCACAAACAACGGGTGGATGCGATGAAAAAAATGATGGCATTGAATCAAATGTTGAAAGACATGGATGACGAGGAGAAGAACACATGAATAGAGAACAAATTATCCGCATGGCGCGGGAGGCAGGGCTTGATCCTGACCTTTGGAATTACACCGATGCTTTTGAACGCTTCGCTGCCCTTGTCGCCAAGCATGAACGTGAAGCGTGTGCGAAGGTGTGTGATGTGCTTGCTGTACATCCTGAATATGCGTCAGACATTACAAAGGTGGCCGCGCAAGCAATCCGAGCAAGGGGGGAGAAATGAGTGGCGATCACAACATGCACCAGAAAAATAAAGGCAGTAAGAAAGGACTGTTCGATGACGTACCCCTTGTTAACCCCGAACGAGACAAAGCGTGGGGGGCATTCATCAAGCGTAAAGATGTTAAAGCAATGATGAAACACAAAGAAGATTTCAAGTTTCCGCTCGATGGGTCATATGACCTGTGGTGTATCGCTTGGGAGAAGGCTTGGCATGAAGGTTTTGTTGAAGGTTGGAAAGCAGCAGGAGGAAAAACCCGTGAACCCTGATACAAAAGTTCTTATCAAAGACACGGGGGAGGTGGGATACTTTATTAAGGAAGATGGTGACTTTTACTACCTGCGGATACCCCAGACAGATTGGCCGTTCCCTGTATACGCATACGTTAATAAAAAACGAGTTAAACGGTTGAAGGTCAATAAAGAACCAACCAATATAGAGGAAGCACCTTTTTAGGAGAAGATGAAATGAGTGACCACGAAGGTTTAGCTATTGGGCATTCAATGGCAGAAGTAGCCGCAGACAATGCAGGGGAAGCATGGAGGGCTGAAGCTTATGCAGCGTTCAGAAAACATGCCATACATAACCTAATCTTTACTACCGAAGATGTCCGTAGGGCTAACGAAGACATGCCCCGCCCACCAGACACACGGGCTTGGGGGGCTATTGCACGTCGCGCTATTAGAGACAACATCATAGAATTTTTTACTTTAATGCACTCAACAAACAGATCAACACACGGGCGATTAATTACAAAATGGCGCTCAACTATATACAGGGGCAAGGATGAATCTAATAACAATTGATTTTGAAACTTATTACAGTCGCGAATACTCACTATCCAAAATGACGACGGAGGAGTACATACGCAGTCCGTTCTTTGAAGTCATCGGTGTAGCGGTTAAGGTAAACGACAACCAGACGGAGTGGGCAAGTGGGACACACGAACAGCTCAAGGCTTGGCTTCATACATTCAACTGGCAGGACAGTCTTGGGCTTGCTCACAATGCTATGTTTGACGGTGCCATTCTTAATTGGGTGTTTGATCTGCGTCCTAAGTTGTGGCTTGACACTTTATCTATGGCGAGGGCTCTGCACGGTGTCGAGGTGGGTGGCTCGCTGAAAGCTTTAGCCGAACGTCATAACGCCGGAGTCAAAGGCGATGAGGTCATCAACGCGATAGGTTTAAGAAGGATAGACTTTTCAGAAAGTCAGCTCGCTGCCTACGGGGACTACTGTATCAACGATGTTGATATTACCCATACATTATTTAACCGGATGTGGGTGGGCAGAAGTTTTCCGAAGAAAGAAATCCAGCTTATTGATCTGACCCTGCGTATGTTCACCGAGCCTACGCTACGCTTGGATAAAGATCTTTTACAGCAGCATCTTGATGACGTTCGCCTGCGAAAGGAAAAATTGTTAACGGATGCGAACATCAACAAAGAAGATCTGATGAGCAACCCGAAGTTTGCAGAGGTGTTGCGGTCATTCGGTGTCGAGCCCCCGATGAAAGAGAGCCCTGCCACGGGGCAACCCACGTTTGCATTTGCGAAGAACGACGAAGATTTCAAGGCATTGATGGAACACCCTGACGAGCGAGTGCAAGCAGCGGTGGCTGCGAGAATCGGGGCGAAGTCTACCTTGGAGGAGACGCGGACGGAGCGGTTTATCGGGATCGCTGAGCGTGGACTGATGCCAGTTCCCCTGAAATATTATGCTGCCCACACGGGTCGGTGGGGCGGGTCGGACAACCTGAACCTGCAAAATTTACCGAGTCGAGGCGCAGACGCAGGGAAGCTTAAGAAAGCAATCCTCGCACCGGAAGGGTTCAAGATTATCGATGCCGATTCTTCACAGATTGAGGCAAGGGTGCTTGCATGGTTGGCTGAGCAGAACGATCTGGTGGAAGCTTTTGCCAAGAAGGAAGATGTTTATAAGAAGATGGCAAGTGCGATCTACGGGGTGCCTGAAGATCAAGTCACCAAAGAGCAGCGGTTTGTCGGCAAGACTACAATTCTCGGTGCCGGATACGGCATGGGTGCTATCAAGTTTCAGGCGCAGCTAAAGACGATGGGTGCTGAGGTGGAGCTTGATGAATGTCGTCGGATCATTCAGGTGTATCGGGACACCAACCCACAAATTGTTTATCTGTGGCAGCAAGCGCAGGTCATGCTCGCAAGTATGGTTAACAATGAAGTCGCACCGCTTGGACGTAAAGGTGTGTTAACGGTGGTGCCTAGACATAAGGCGATTAAACTGCCTAGTGGGTTGATGATGCGCTATGACGAGTTATCGTACAGTGAGACTGACAAGGGGTTGCAGTTCGCATATAAAACCCGCAAAGGCATCGTGAAGATTTACGGTGGTAAAGTAATCGAGAACGTCTGCCAAGCTATCGCTCGGTGCATCATTGGTGAACAGATGCTGCGGATCTCCCGCAAGTACCGAGTGGTGATGACGGTGCATGATGCGATTGCATGTGTGGTGCCTGAAGCTGAGGTCGCAGAGGGCGTGGCGTTTGTTGAAGAGTGTATGCGGTGGACCCCTGAATGGGCTAACGGTTTACCGATTAATTGTGAATCAGGATATGGGGATAGTTATGGTGATTGCTGATTTGAATGATCATGTTGTACCGATGATAGAAGCTGAGAAAGAACTGAAGTTGGTGAAAGCCGAACTACTTGAAAACAATTATATAAAAGCGTATGGTCATATCCTCACAGCCTTGGTAGCCCTGCGTCATGCAAGAGATCTTATCGCAACAAAATCAAAAGATTCCTCCGTGGAGTTTCAGCAGCATCAAACTGTACGATCAGTGCCCGAGGAAATACTTTCATCTGAGGGTAGCCAAGGACATAACGGAGCCCTCAACGGAAGCTCTGCTTTACGGGTCAAGGTTTCATGAAGCGGCAGAGTTATACATCCGTGACGGCACACCCATGCCGGAATACTTCATGTTTGCCAAAGATGCGTTAGATCGACTCAATGCCATCAAAGGTGAAAAGCTTTGCGAATATAAGATGGGTATCACGGCGGACCTGGAACCCTGTTCGTTTACCGATAAAAATGTTTGGTGGCGTGGGGTTGTGGATCTGGCGATCCTGGATCGAGAAAACGGGAAGGCGTATGTCGTTGACTACAAGACCGGGAAGTCTGCACGGTATGCTGACAAGGATCAGTTAGAACTTATGGCGCTTGCAATCTTTAAGCACTTCCCCGAGATCACTAAGATCAATGCAGGGTTGCTGTTTGTGGTGTGTAACGCGCTTGTGAAAGAAAAATATAGCGTGGATCAGCAGGACACGGCATGGGAAAAATGGATGGGTGAGTACGACAAGCTGACCCAAAGTTACGCAGATAATGTGTGGAACCCGAAGCCAAGCGGACTGTGCAGGAACCACTGTGCTGTGCTAAGTTGCCCCCACAACGGACGGAACTGACCATGCCATACGTTAACAAATCACGACCTTATAAGAAAGAATACCAACAGCAGGTTGCCCGTGGCGAACTTGATGAGCGCATGGAACGGCAACGTGCACGTCGCGCCGTGGATAAGACCGGAGCTGACAACAACAAGAACGGCAAAGCCGACCGCCGTGAAGGTAAAGACATCGCGCACAAGGTTGCGTTGAGTAAAGGTGGCAGTAACAAAGACGGCTACAGTATCGCGCCGCCGTCCAAGAACCGATCATTCCGTAGGGATGCCAAGAGCAGACTTGTATCAGAAACAAGCAAACGCGAACGTAAGTAAAGTAGTAAGCAGTAACAAGTTCTAGCTGTACATAACAAAGAGCATTGTGGACACCCACTTTGCTCGATAGTTTATTTGGAGAAACGAATGCAGATCATCGAGAACAAAGCTTTACTGCTGAGCTTAAGCAAGCCGCAGCGGGTGTTGCAGGTCATACCAAAATCTAAGCTGTTAGATGATAACCGTGTCCTAGTGCGGTGGGGGTACGAGGAAGCCAAGGTACTGAAGAACCTGCGCATCCGAAACGTGCCATCACCCATTCTGCGGGACTACGGCTGGCCCGGACGCTACCGACCCTTCGCACACCAGAAGACCACGGCATCATTCCTCACCCTCAATCAGAAGGCTTTCTGCTTTAACGAGCAGGGTACAGGCAAAACAGGCTCGGTCATCTGGGCAGCAGACTACTTGATGAAGCTTGGTGTGATTAGCCGAGTACTTGTTATCTGCCCACTATCCATTATGGATTCGGCGTGGCGAGGTGACTTGTTTAAGTTTGCTATGCACCGCAGCGTTGACATCGCTTACGGGTCATCGGATAAGCGCAGAAAAATTATTCAGAGTGATTCCGGATTTATCATCATCAATTACGACGGCGTGGAGATCGTGGCCGACGCGATTGCACAGGGTGGCTTTGACCTGATTGTGGTGGACGAGGCTAACGCTTACAAGAATGCACAGACCAAACGGTGGAAGGTGCTCAACAAACTTGTTACCGCGAAGACGTGGCTTTGGATGCTGACAGGCACACCCGCAGCACAGTCTCCTACCGATGCTTATGGGATCGCCAAGCTAGTCAACCCGGAGGGTGTACCTAAGTTTTTCACGAGCTTTAAAGATCGTGTGATGTACAAAGTTACCCAATTTAAATGGGTACCCAAACCTACGGCAACTGACATTGTTTTTAACGCGTTACAACCTGCAATACGTTATACGAAAGAGGAATGCCTAGATCTACCCGACATGATTTATACCGAGCGGGATGTAGAGCTTACCCCACAGCAGCGCAAGTATTACGACCTTATGCGTAAACAGTTCGTTGTTCAGGCGGCAGGGGAAGAGGTTACCGCAGTCAATGCAGCTATCAGCATCAACAAGCTGCTACAGATCTCATGTGGTGCGGTGTACTCAGACAGCGGGGAAGTCATTTCATTCGACATCAAGAACCGTTACAAAGTTCTAACCGAGACCATTGACCAGACTAACAATAAGATTCTAGTGTTCGTACCCTTCAAACACACCATACGAATTTTAAAAGATGCACTGATAAACGACGGACACAGTGTTGAAGTGATTGACGGTGACGTGCCCGCGCAGAAACGAGCCGATATTTTTCGTAAGTTTCAGACTGAGGATACACCCCGTATCCTGTTGATCCAACCGCAAGCCGCAGCGCATGGTGTAACGTTGACAGCCGCTGATACGATTGTGTGGTGGGGGCCGACCCCATCGTTGGAGATCTATGCACAGGCTAATGCACGAGCACACCGTGCAGGGCAGAAGCATCCGGTAACCGTTGTCAGGTTGCAGGGGAGCCGTGCAGAGAAACATCTGTATGACATGTTAGATAAAAGAATTGACAGTCACGAACAATTAGTTGATCTTTACAAAAATCTACTTGACATAGATAAAAAAGCGCAGTAAAGTACGCGCATAACTAGATTCTGTACTACTTGGAGAAATGAAAATGAGTAATGATGAGACTACTGTCCCCATCGATAAGCTAGTTCGCACCTACCGGCGTATCTACGAGAAGCGTCAAGAGCTTCGTACCACATTTGAGGAAGAGGAAGGCAAGCTGAATTCCAAACTTGGCATGGTTAAATCGGCGCTGCTTCAGCACCTCAAAACAATTGGCGCAGACAGTGTGCGTACCCCCGAGGGTTTGATCTACCGCACATTGAAATCCACGTACTGGACAAACGATTGGGAGTCCATGAACGAGTTTATCCTTGAGCACCAAGCGCCGTGGCTGCTCGAAAAGCGCATCCACCAAGGGAACCTAAAAAAATTCTTGGAGGAAAACCCCGAAGTTCTGCCCCCCGGCTTGAACGTTGATAGTGAATACTCAGTCACCGTGAGGAAAAAATGACCGAAACAGCTTTAGAACCCTATGTTTCATTGGAAGATGTGGCAAAGTATTTTGCTGTGTCAGCATCCACAGTTCGCATTTGGACGAGAAAAAACAAAGTGCCACACATTCGTGCAGGAGGTGTATTTCGTTATAAGTTATCTGAAGTAGAGAAGTCGTTACGTGAGGCTGACAAGAAGCCTGAAGTAGATCCCCGTCAGATGTCGTTTAATTTCGACCCTGATTCTGATGTTTAACCTTGGAGAAACAGATGAGTGAAGTAGCATTGTTCAAAGGCGGTTTGCCTTCTTATTTAAAGAACGTTCAAGACGATACAACAAAAGCCCTTGCCGGGAGCGATGGGGGTGGTGCAAAGCGCATCTCCATCAAAGGCAGCGTGTTCCGTATGATGTCAGGTGGTAAAGAGGTTGCGGTTAACGAAGACCGCGCCATGAATATCATCATCATTAAAGCTGCGCCGAACGTCGCACGTACCTACTATGGTGGCGTGTACGTTGAAGGTGAGATCACCGCACCTAAATGCTGGTCATCGAATGGCTTGAAACCTGATGCAGATGCCAACGAGCGCCAATCTGAGAGCTGTGCAAATTGCCCGCAGAATGCTAAAGGTTCTGGGCAGGGCGAAAGCCGTGCTTGCCGTTACTCGCAAAACTTGGCGGTTCTGTTGGAGAACGATACGCAGGGTGACATCTTCAGGCTTACGCTTCCTGCCACATCAATCTTTGGTGAAGGCGAAACCAACAAGATGCCATTGCAGCGTTACGCAAAACATCTTCAGGCGCACGGCGTCCCCGTCAGTGGTGTTGTTACTGAAATGCGTTTTGATACGGCAAGCCCCACGCCCAAGCTGATCTTCAAACCTGTGCGCCACGTATCAGAGCAAGAGTTCGACGTTATTAATGAGCGCAAAGACTCACCGGAAGCTGAAGCCGCTATCAAGCTTTCGTTGGGCAAAGCAGATACAGCGAAGAAACCCGCGCTGATTGCTGCACCTGTAGTAGCTGCTCCCGCAGTTGAACCCGAGGAGCCAAAGAAAGTAACTAAGAAACCTGCTGAAAATGCAACGGACTTGGCAGCTTTGGTAAACGAGTTTGACGACGAGTAATTTGTAGTCTACGGGCGACTAGATCGACGGATCGAAAAGGCTCCGCGCCGCAGGGAGTCCTGTCGCCCTATCTTTTTTCTGCGGGGGAAGCGGCTATGGACACAAAAACATTCTTGGAAACAGTCCTTGCACGGAGGGGTTTCTTTTGCAGCTTCTCAGCAAAAGGGATAAAGGCAAGGGATGGTAAAAAACAAACTTTCTTGGATACTGTTGATGAGCTTATAACTTATACAGCCAAACTCAGTGATGATGGATGGGATACTTACTTTGCATTAGGCCGGTTCCCCGACAAAGGCTCGCGTGAAGCAGATGCCCACCCTTGGATGCGTAGTCTGTTTATGGATGTTGACTGCGGACCCACTAAGCCATACCCTGACCAACAGCAAGGTGCAGTAGCCCTAAGAAAATTTATAACAGATGCAGGTCTGCCTAAACCTATCCTAGTGAGTTCGGGCCGGGGCATCCATGCGTATTGGCCTTTTGCTGAGGAAGTTGAGCGGGATACTTGGCAACCTGTAGCCAATAAACTTCTTAGTCTAACCAGACTTCACGGGTTTAGCGTTGACCCATCGATCACTGCCAATGCAGCGTCGGTGTTACGAGTTCCCGGCACCAACCATTACAAAGATGACCCACCGAAAACGGTAAAGATTTTTTATATTCCTGATTACGTCACTGCCGGTAACCTGCCTCAGTTTGATGAGTTACGAGAGATGATCGGGGAAGAGCAGGTGCGCCCAAAGATGACGCGCACTGCGGTGATGGACCCTGTTACTCAAGCCTTGATCGGTAACTACAGAAACAGCTTCAAAATAATTTTACAGAAGTCGGCACAAGGTAAAGGTTGTGCTCAGCTTGCTCACATCATTGAACATCAAGAGACAATGAGTGAACCCAAATGGCGAGCCGCGTTATCAATTGCAGTACATACCATAGAAGCTGAGAAAGCAATTCATATGGTGTCACGTCGGCACCCTGAATATGACCCTATAGAAACTGAAGACAAGGCATACCGTATCAAGGGACCGTTTTTGTGTGAGACCTTCGAGAAAGAGAACCCCGGATTCTGCGAAGGGTGCATACACAAAGGTAAGATCAAGTCCCCCATCAGCATCGGGCGTATTGTGCAAGAAGCTACTGCCGAAGATAACGTTATCACTGTCCCGCCATCCACTGCATCGGTCTCGGTGTTGCCAACTACGTATCACATACCCCCATACCCTAAGCCTTACTTTAGGGGGAGAAGCGGTGGGGTGTTTAAGCGAGTAATAAAAGATGGGGAGACACTTGAAGTCCCTGTCTATCATAACGATATATATGTCATACGCAGATTGCATGACAAGGATTCAGGAGACACATTGATTGTGCGTCTGCATTTACCCCAAGATGGGGTTCGTGATTTTGCAATACCTACATCAAACGTTACTTCACGCGAGGAGCTACGCAAGACACTCGCGGCACGGGGCGTGTTGGTGCCAAAGATTAATGACCTTATGGATTACTTTATCAAGTGGTCCGATACGTTACAACTTTCAGAAAAGGCAGATAACGTGCGAAAACAATTTGGTTGGGTTGATGACAAGCGCATGGATGCGTTTGTGGTTGGTACAAAAGTTATTTACGGTGATCGTGTGGAGTACAACCCACCGTCAACCAAGACAAACAAGATCATTGACGAGTTTAGAGAAGAAGGTACGCTTGATGGTTGGATTGAAACCATGAAGTTTTACGAACAACCCAAGATGCAAATGCACCAATTCGTAATCGGTCTTGGCTTTGGTGGGTTTCTCTTTCCCTTCGTTAAACCTCTGTACGGTGCGGTGTTTCACATTTATAGCGAAGAGTCGGGGCTAGGTAAGACGACTAGTGCAATCGGCATGGCAAGTATCTGGGGCAACCCGGAAGAAATTGTGCTCAAAGAAAACGACACAATGGCAAGCCGTTACCTACGCATGGAAGTGCACAAAAACATCCCCATCGTGTTTGATGAAATTACAGACGCAAAACCGGAAGAGCTAGGGGCAATGGCTTACTCGGTCCCGATGGGTAAGCAGCGTAACCGCATGGGACCACAAGGTAATGTTGAGCGGGAGCGTGGTGATACATGGGGGTTGCCTGTCATTACAACAGGTAACGTCAGTTGGCATGAGCGGTTGAGTATTGCGAAGGCACGACCCTCGGCAGAAGCACTGCGTGTGCTTGAAGTGCAAGCTGAAAGAGTTTTTGCAGAGAATGATGAAGCTAGCAAAGAGCTGACGGATAAACTGTCTCGCGATCAGGTGAAAAACTTTGGTGTGGTTGCTGTACCGCTTGTGCAATACGCCATCAATAATATGGCTGCGCTACGTGAGTTGTTTACCCAAATTCAATTGCAGTTAGATAAGAGCGCGAAGCTTGCACAACCAGAGCGGTACTACTCAGTCTTGGGTGCCTTTGGAATCTTAGGTCTCATCATAGGACGAAAGTTGGGGTTCATTAATTACAACGTAGAAGAAGTTTTTGAGTGGATCGTTGATAAAGTAAAAAATGCCAAGGGTTCTGTGCTGCGATATAAGACTGACCCTGAAGCTGTTATCAATGACTACCTTGCTGCCAACTGGAACAACATCCTGCGTATCAAGAGCACTGAAGATGCGCGTAACCTTCCTGACTCTTTAGAGCATCTAGTCATACCAGACAGCACCCCCCGCATTTCGTTAATTGCACGGTATGAGTACGACAAGAAAGAGCTGTTCTTGATGATCGAGCCGTTTAAAGATTGGTGCGTCAAACGGCAAATAAACTTTGAAAACCTAATTAACAACTTGCGCCGAGGCAAGTCGAAGGCACAGTACGTATCAAAGCGCATGGGTAAAGGCACTCGCATGAACCTGCCATCGATCAGGGTACTATACTTAGACGCGTCGGGGTGGATACATGAAGAAACCGAAACCCCTACAGCCGTATCATAGGACAGCCTATTACCTGAACACAATTGATCCAGACGGGTTAATTATCTTTCTGGATCTGGACAACTTTGAAGTCGGCATGTCGATGTTCATTCCGGCACTGAACTTAGCCGAGGCAAAAAGACAGGTAAAGATGTTGGCGAAAGACAAGGATTGGAAGGTAGTCTTTGCCGACCGGATTGAGGGGAGTAGATTGGGGATACGCTTTTGGAGATTGCTGTGATACTATCCGCTGCGAGATGTCTCCTATCTCATTCTTCTCCAAGAATTTACCCCCGGCTGGTCCGGGGGATTTTTTCAGTCCTCTAGCTCCGCAGCATCTTTACGAAGCTCATCCTCAAGGGCACGACTGAACAGCACTCCGTGATACATACGCTCCGTTGACTTGGCGTGTTGCGCCAGCGAGCGTTGGATAGTTTTGTCCAAACCATCCGGGAAAAGTCCCTTATGCTTATCACCTAATTTCTTTAGCTCTTCCTTGGCTTCTTGCATACCGTCGGCATCACCGACACGCGAAGCCACATAGTATTTCCGCAGGTTGTTTGTTTTCTCTTCATTGACCCGACGGTCAATACCTTTCTCTCGTGCGTTTATTTCTAGTTGCTTGGTGAGATCGGCTGGTGCAAACCCGAAGAATTGTCCGAGGACATTCCCTGCACTGACATCATCAACGATAGGATCACCCCGCACAGTTTTGGCAGTGCCTTCACTGAGGAATCGGGTGGCTTTCATCATATTGCCGAGCGACGTGGGTAGCATAGCTTCCACACCACGATACATCTCGCCCTCTTTCATCAGGTTGTAGCCACGCTCTAACTTACTTACGGAACCTACGACCGGACCGCCTAACATCTCAGCAGCGCGAACAAGTAACGTCTTATCCTGTTCGTTGAGTACATCCCGCACAATTAAATCATTGAAGCCCATCCGTGCAGCGACATCGACGTTGAAGATATAGTTAAACGCACCTTTGTATGCAAGCTCGCCCATGTACTTGCGGGTCTGAATCTCAAGCGTGTCTTCCTTGTCGTCATCATCTGCAAGGGTAGCGGCATACACCATCGCAGCAAGACCAAAGAACGGTAGTCCCTGTACACCAGCAAAAAGTGCTGCCATACCATACAGACCAGCGATCTGCATCTTTGCCTGATCTCGTACGTTCTTGTCTTGATGTCTTAATAATTCGTTCGCAGTTTTGAACAGCATGTAGTACATCGACACGCCGTAACGCTTAAACATAAACACGACACGACCGATATTGCCTTGCGCGATACGAGGGGCAGCACCTGCGGAAGTACCACCGTTGGTAAGCTTGGTGGTATAGATTGCATAATTAGCAGCCTCTTCTTCTGCGGCTTTACCTGTACGTCCTTCTTTCTTTAGACGTGCAAGCTCCAACTCGTAGGCGGCTATCATCGAAACCTGACGGTTCATCCGTTCGCCGTGGTGAAACATCGCACCTGTTACGGCGTTGACTTTGCCTGATACCGACGTGCCTTCGTTGGCCTCCAACGTATCGTAAAGCTGTGAACTGTTAAGCATCCCACGATCAGACGCCATCTCTGCAAGTGTCTTCAAATGCTTAAATTCTGCGGGGGTGTTGGGGTCATCAAAATTCAGGTTGCCCAAGTTAGGCATAGCCTTCATTTTGTACTTGGCTTTAACAGGTTTACCGTTCTCGTCAATGTAATCAACTTCACGCTCGGTGTTAAAACCTGTTTTAGCGTAAGTAGTGTAGGCACGCTGGATAGCTTGCCGTGCCTGATCGTATCCATATTTACCACCAAGAATAGGCAGTACAACCAACGGCACCTGGGATAAGTTAATGATGGCTGACGAGAGGTTTAACCCCAAGGTCATGTTAAAGCCGAAACTTGTAAGCAGCCTAGACCAATCCGAAACTTGCGGGTCGGTAATCACTTTGACACGCTTGCCAAGTTCTTCAAGGTACTCCTGCGCTAGTGCAGTCTTCTCAGGATCTTCTGCTTTCCCACGCTCGGACTTAACCGACTCAGCCATCTTCGCCAAAAGATCTTGCATCTTGGCACCGTAGCGCATGTTGGCAATCTGACGAGCAAGACTAAACGACTTCGTGCGTAACGCACCAATCGCATCTTCATCAAACCCAAGCCGATCTTCACGCGCTTGGAACGACTGAGCAAACGCAGTCTCAGGCAGTGAGTTTAAGAACAACCGCACGATTTCTTCTTCAGCATCCTTATAACGTTTGAGACTTTCGGCATCGCCTTTCGTGGGGCGGTTGATCTCAAGCGTTTTGATCACACCGTTAATAAACGATGTGCTTGGTGCACGGGAGAAAACTTTAAACTGATCCAGATTTGAGAACTCCTCAAATTCCTTGAACCCTTTCTTACCTAACGCTTCTATAGCTTTGTTGCGCTCAAAGCGATTCTCATAGGCAGACACATAGTGCTCGCCTTTGGCATCAGCGTATGACAACCAGTAAGCACCTTTACGAGTGAGTGGGAAGTAAGGATCGATGCCACCCCGTGCTGTGATCTTCGCCCAGATGTCTTTCTTAATAGAGTCGGCACGAGCTTTATCGGGGATCAGCGTGTTGATGCGGTCCTCAATACTGTCGAGCAATTCTTTATACAACCGACCGTAGGTATCCCGCATCTGCATGTAAAGCTGCTTACCTTCAGGGTCAAGTTTGTTAAACGCTTTATTGAGTGTGTCCCAAGCTTTGAGGGCTTCTGCATCACCTTTATAAGTGTCCCTCGCTTTAGTCGGATCGACTCGTGCGAGTGTGCTGCCGTAGATGACTTTGTTAAACAGCTTGGTCATCACCTCACCGTTTTTCTTAGACCACTTCTCGGCTGCGGCAATCAGAGGCTCAGTGTTTTTGAGCATCTTAAATTCATAACCACTGCGCTGATCTAATAACAAGTCAAGCTTCTTCACACCGGGAAGGTACTTCTCGGCAACCTCAACAAACGCTTC